AAAGTGTTGTTGCAACTTTAGGTGATTCTTTTAATCACACAATTACTTTTGTAAAGAAAGGAGTTCAAGAATATGATGTAGATAATAGTCAGCTTGTAAGTATAGACACCACTTATTCGGATCTTAAAGTTCCACTTGAATTTATACAATCTGAAGAAGAAGAAGGCCAAGAAATTAGGAGAGCAAAACTTTACATAACTCCAGACTTAATTGGTAACAACCAAATCACGTTTCAAGATAAGGTAAAACTTACATACGATGGAAAGTTAAGAACTGCACAGATTTATGACATAGACACCAAGAAAGGAAATCAAGTTTATCTTTATACAATCTTGGTGCGATTCTAATGGCAAGAAAAAAAGACTTCTTAAAAAGCGATCCAATGGCAGATATGCAGGCACAAATAAATGCTGATTTTAATAGTCTTATTAGAAAAACCCATAAAAGTTTATCAACTAAAACTCATAGTCCTGTATGGACAGGATTTTTTGCATCAAGTTGGAAGGCACAGACTACAGGTGTTAAAGCAAAAGATGATATTAGAAAATTCAAACCGTGGTCTAATATTAATAAAGCAAGTAAAAAAGTAGTCAATGGTAGGTGGGTTAGTAAGAGGCCATCTAATCCAACAGTTAGAATAAGATACCCTGTTAATAGAACTTTTAATATTAATAGACCTGTGTTTATTGGTAATAGAGCAAAACACGCTGCTTATGCTCTCGAAGGGGGTAAAATTCAAAACTTTATACAAGGACGTATGGCTAAATTAATAGCGGATACAATGAAAGAAAAGAAAACAAAAGGTAGAATATTTTTACAATCAAGGCAAACACCTGGTTTCGGTCAATCAGGTAAACAGGCAGGCTATTCTGAACTCAACTTATGACTTTAAAAAACACTAGAGCTACGTTTGAAAAAGCAGTGACCGATGCTGTCTTAGACGATGATCCAACCATTTCTATGGTTTATGACAACTTAAATTTCAGTACACCAGGAGCACAAGAAAGATATGTAGTAATGAATGTAAATTATTCACAAGCAACATTACAACCTCAAGGAGCAGCTATAGATTACTATTCTGGAGTCATACAATGTAATATTCATGTTCCTAAGAACAATGGCACGGCTGCATTGATGGACATAGCAGAAAAAGTTATAGATGGTTTGACATCTGTAAATGCTTCTGATTATGTTGATACATTGTCAGTAAAACCTAGAGTTCAAGATATAGTAGGTCCTAATCTATTGGATATTGAAGAAAGAAGTCATTTTGTTGGTGTAATATCTTGCCAATTTTCAGCAAATGCCTAGTATAATAAAGTAGCAATACTTATTTTATGACTAGAGCAATCGAACTTTTGAAGAATAGTTTTGGTGTTAGCCAGCTATATCAACATGATGTAAAGAAGAATGGAAAAGTTATTTTTACTGTTTATTGGCATCCACTTACTATTGCTGAAAGAGAATCTATACAAAAGAAAGCTGATGTTGATGATGTGAACGATTACGCATTAGCTTTGATGATTACAAAAGCATTGGATAAAAATGGAGATAAATTATTTCAAGATGGTGATAAAGCATCACTTAGAAGAGAAGTAGAAGCAAATGTTCTACAAGAAATACAAATTGCCATGATTAATGCAGGTCAAGAAAAGGAGGTATCAGAGGCTAAAGCCGATTTAAAAAGCTAAACGACAATGGCGATTTATTTATTCTTTAGCAAAAGAATTAGGTAAAACTGTTGCTGAATTATGTGAAACTTTAACTGTTGAAGAATTAATTGGTTGGTTCGCTTATGCAGAGTTAGAAGCTGAAGATTTAAAGAAAGAACAAGAACAAGCACAAAGAAGTAGTGCTATAAAAGGCAGAAGGCGGTAATATAGAGTAAATCTTTTAATTTCTATAGAAAGTGGCTAATTATAATGTCGATTTAGAAATAGCGGTAAAGGGTGCGAAAGAACTTCAAAGGTCAAGAGTAGGCGTAAAACAACTTCAAAAAGAAATAAGAAAATTTAATTTAGAAGCAAAAAAAGGAACTACTGCTGTAGTTAAAAATTTTAATAATTTATCAGAAGTTGTAGGAAGATCTAAAGCAGCATTAAATACTGCTGCGATTGGCACAAGTAAATTTGATAAAGCTGTTAAGGCATTAGCAAAATCTGAACTTGCTTATGGAAAAGAAATGGTCAAAAGAAATAGAGCACTTGAAAATGCTAGAAGAGAACAATTAGGGATGCAAACTCTAGAACAACGAGAGCATCAATTATTAATGAGAGGTAATAAGTTAAGAGATTTGCGTATAAAAAAAGAAAAAGCTTTAGGAAAAGCAAATAGATTTAGTGGCGGTATGTCAATGAGACAAAGATTAGCAGGTGCAACTGGTAGTGCAATCATTGGTGGTGGCTTTCCGTTACTATTTGGACAAGGGCCGACTGCTGCTATTGGTGGTGCTTTAGGTGGTGCGGCAGGTGGATTGATAGGAGGTCAGTTTGGTTTTGCTTTATCCATAGCTGGTACAACAATAGGTTCAGCTTTAGATAATCTAGCTAATGCGTTAGCCAAGCCAACAGAAAACATACAATTATTAGTTGATAAAGCAGGTTTAGCAAACACTCCAACTGGTGATCTTGCCTTAAGACTTGAAAAATTAGGCTTAAAATCTACTGCTGCAAATTTAGTTTTAGCTGAATTTAATAAAAAGTTTGGTCGGACTCCAGAAGATATAAAAAGAAATACAGAACAAATGACAAAATTTAAAAATCAAATTAACGAATTAGGAACTGCAATTACATTGATGCTTTCAAAAGTATTAGGTCCTGCAGTAAAATCTTTGCTTAATTTTATAGATAGACAATCAATAGCAAATAAATTAGGAAGATTCAATCTTGCCAGTATTGAGAGCAAAGCTACAAACGAAGCCGCAAGATTAACTAAGGAAGAATTCGGTTTTAAGTTTGGTGCGGTTGAAGGACCTTTAGCCGGTAAAGGTGTTGAAGATTTCTTTTTAAAAAAAGAAAAAGAACTTAAACAAAAATTTATTACTGATGCTATAAATGAGCAACGTATTTCAGAAGGTTTAGCTCCTATTGATCCAAATAAAGACCAACAATCATTTGCAGAAGAATTTGCAAAAGCACAAGCTATAGCACGAGAAGCAGAATACAATAAAAATATTAGACAGTTAGAACAATCATTAACATTAGAGAGAGATAGATTAAATTTAACTTCAGAACAACTCACTATAAAAAAAGAAGAGTTTGAATTGGATAATTTAAAAAATGATTTAAAATTACTTGAATTAGATTACGGAACAGATCTAAATGATGAGGAGCGTCAAAATTTAGAGATTTTAAACAAAAAAATTGAATTACAACAACAAGTTGTTAATAATGCTAAAGCATTAGCTAATCCGTTTAGAGAAGTTGCAAATATTATTGAGATGGATATAGGTAATGGAATTAAAGGATTAATAAAAGGAACTCAAACTCTAGGTGATGTTTTAAATAATGTTTTAAATAAACTAGCTGATGCTTTTTTAAATATGGCTATTTTTGGAAATGTTGGTGGAGGTTCTGTAACGGGTGGATTAATGGGTTCTTTATTTAGCGGAATTGGTGGTTTATTTGGAGGTGGTGGACCTACGATGGGTGGAGGTGGTTATTTCGATCCAGTTACAGGTTTAGGAACAGCAGGTCCTAACTTTGGTTTAGCCGAAGGGGGGACAGCTAGAGCAGGAAGAACCTATATGGTAGGAGAGCGTGGTCCTGAGTTATTTAGACCAGGTGTTACAGGAACAGTTGTACCAAATCATGCTCTTGGAGGTTCTACTAATATAGTGGTAAATGTAGACGCAACTGGATCGTCAGTAGAAGGAGATGAAGAGCAGGGAAGAGAACTTGGTCGTCTTATCTCGGCTGCGGTACAATCTGAATTAATACAACAAAAACGACCTGGAGGAATACTTGCATAATGGCTACTTTTCCAGATATTAAACCTTCATATGGACAGAGAAAAAGCTCTAGGCCAAAAACTAGAACTATTCGTTTTGCAGATGGATATGAACATAGACTTTTATTTGGATTAGCTCAACATCAAAACCCAAAAGAGTATAGTCTTACTTTTGATGTATCAGAAACAGACGCAGATACTATTGAAACATTTTTAGACGCTCGTGCTAATGATGCTGCTAGTTTTACGTTTACTCCTCCAGGCGAAAGCAGTTCTTCTGAGTTTGTGTGTGAAAATTGGACGAAAAAAATACCTTTTAAAAATAGAGCAGAGATTCGAGCTACATTTAGAGAAGTATTTGAACCAGCATCATAATGACAGTTAATTCAAAAATATTTAGCAGTTTACAGGACATCAATCCATCAGCAATTATTGAGCTATTTACTCTTCAATTATCAACTGCATTACATGGTGCAAACACAATTTATAGATTTCATGCTGGAAGTAATCTAAATGCTAATGGCAGAATAGTATGGGCTGGTAACGAATATCTTAGATTTCCTGTGCAAGCATCAGGTTTTGCGTTTCAAAAAGGACAGTTACCTAGACCAAAACTAATTATCAGTAATGCTACAGGATTGATTTCATCAATACTTTTATCTGTTAATGAAACAACAACTGGTAATGATTTAACGGGAGCTACAGTTACACGAATTAGAACACTAGCTAAATTTATTGATGCTGTTAATTTTGCTGACGGAACGAATGCTACAGCAGATAACACAGCAGAATTTCCTAAAGAAATTTATTCAATAGACCGAAAAGCCACAGAAACAAGAGATATTGTTGAATTTGAACTAGCTGCTCCAACGGATTTAGCTGGAGTTCGTATTCCAGGCCGTCAGGCCACTCGTTCAATCTTCCCTGCCATTGGTACGTTTGTAGGATGACTTGGAAATACAAAGCACTACTTCATGCTCAACGTGAAGATCCAAAAGAATCTTGTGGTTTGCTATTAAATATAAAAGGTAAAGAAAGATATTTTCCTTGTAGAAATTTGTCTATGACAGATCATCAATGTTTTATCATTGACCCAGAAGATTATGTAAAAGCTGATAATGCTGGAGATATAGTTGGGGTAGTGCATAGTCACCCAATAACTCCACCTACACCTAGCCAAGCAGATAAAATTAGTTGTGAAAAAAGTAATTTACCCTGGCATATAGTAAATCCAAAAACAGAGCAATGGGCATATTTAGAACCTTGTGGATACAAACCACCAATTTTAGGTCGTCAATGGGTATGGGGTATAACAGACTGTTGGAGTTTAGTAAGAGATTGGTATAAAGAAGAAAAGAATATT